GTCAAGTACTAATATAGCTAGGGTTGCACGTGAATTGTTTGATATGGAAGTGACTAGTGCTGCAAAAGGGAATTTGTCTGAGTTTGTGGATATTAAAGAGGCGACGTTTTTAAAACGTAGTTTCCGTTGGAGTTCCATATTGAAGAGAAATGTGATGCCTTTGGACTTGAACTCTATGGCTAAGGCACTTATGTGGTGTATGCCTAGTAAGGAAGTTACTTATCATAAGCAGCTTCTTGATACAACAGTTTCATATATGCGTGAGTATTTGTTCCATTGTGATAATGAGGAACAATGGACTGTTATGTTTACCTGGGTATCAAAGGTTTTGATGGATGTAGGTTTGTCTATGGAGATAATACTTGCAGCACATCCTACCTTTGATATGTTGGTACAAGACCTCCTCTGACTGGGGGTCTCGGCCATTGGGAGGTTACAGGCCCTAATGGTCAGGTGTAGCGAACGCACGACGAATAAAAGTATCGCACCTGTAGGTTGTCGAGTTTGGTTACGTGGCCGCTTGATATTATGTACACGTACTGATGAATTTTTTAAATTAATTTTGAATGAGGTTTGGCAGATGCAGGATGAGTTGAAAAGTGTTGAAGCGCTGTTATTGAATGAGGATCAAGCACTTGTTGACATTAATTATAGCTATCTGGTTAAATTGCCAATGTATGCAGCAGGTGGTAATTTTAAATTGGAGGTTGATAGAATACATGCCTTAGTCTCTAGGAAAGAAGCATTAGAGAGCAGCATAAGGACGCGTAAAATGGCACTATCAAGGCAACAAATTACGCCACAGTCTGAGCAAATACAAAAGGAAGGTGTTGCTGATAATAAAGTTGAAGACCAGACATTTTTAGCTATTAATGGTGGAGAGTTAAATGTTACTGATATTGGCCCTAATATATCAGCAACACAAGTTGTCACAGATTTGCCTGAGGATATAAAAAAATTTTTCCTTAGACCTACGCTTATAGGTACGGGAACGATATCATTGTCTACTGATTTCCTTACCCAATACAGACCTTGGGCGTTATATTTCTCTGAACCGGCAATTAGGGCAAAACTTCGTAATGTTGGTCTTTTGCGCGCAAAGCTGGTGGTTGAAGTTTCTCTTTCGGCTACTCAATTTCATTATGGACAATTAGTGATGACATATATTCCATATGCACAATATAATGAAGCTTGGTTAGGTATATCGTCATATAATACACAACTTAATAAGTTGTGTTATCTTACTGCGAACCCCCACAAAGTTTTTATAAACCCTAAGAACAATGCACCTGCGCGTTTGGAAATACCGTGGATACATCCTTTGCCTGCTATGCGCTGTTTTAACAATGCGACAACTAATATGGCGGCTGGTACGGGATTTGATGATTTGTTGGAAATGGGTGTACTGTCTCTTGCCACGGTTGCGCAATTTAAGGCAACAACTGCTACACCATCTACGGCCTCCTATTATATAAATGCACACTTGGAAGATGTTGTATTAGGGTGTCCTACAGGTAGTATAATGGCCATTACGACAGAATCTGAT